CAAGTTCTTGGTGAATTTGTTCCTCAAGTACCACCCGAAACCCAAGATGAACATTTGTTCTGGCATCTTTCCAAATTTCTTCGAGTTTTGAGTCCAGTTCTGAATCAAGTATGGTTCTTATGTTATCCATTGTCAATCATTTGGTTTATTTCGTCTCTAAGATGAGAACCAAGTTCAAAATAAATTTCTGAATGAAGTTCAAAATTAAGATTTGCATTAAGTTCATTTATAAGTTCAGAATCAAGGCTTGGAAAAAGATATGAATCAAGTTCTGAACCTAATCCTGAATAAATTTCTTTTTTTCTATTCATTGTTAATCATTTGGTCAATCTCTAAATTAAGTTCATTTCCAATTTCTTGACGAGTATCCCATCCAATATTTATTAACACTGCCAATCTGGTTGATAAATCAATATTTTTTTTCGAAGATGTTAAAACATGAGATTTTAAATTCTCTTCAAGTTTTAATTTTAGTATGTCTTTTATGTTATCCATAGCAAACCATTACGCCTATTTCTGATTTAAGTTCAAATAAAAGTTCAAATTCGACTGAGATAAGTTCTGAACGAAGTTTTGAATCAAGTTCTGATTGAAGTTCTGAACGAAGTTTTGAATCAAGTTCTGTTCTTATTTTATCCATTGTCAATCATTTGGTTAATTTCTGGACTAAGTTCATTCATAATTTCCGAGTAAGGTTCAGCTTCAAGTTCATCATGTATTTGTGAATCAAGTTCCAAACTAAATAGAGAATTAGTTTCTGGCCAAAGAAATAATTTCAATTTTTTTGAAACAACATCAAGAATCCCCAATTTTATTTCTTCCATTCTCAAACATTTGGTCAATTTCTTCTTCAAGTTCTGAACGAAATTCAAAGCGATTTTCTGAATAAAGTTCTTGATTGAGTTCTATACGAAGTTCAGAATCAAATATTGAACGAAATATTGAACGAAAACTTAATTTAACTTTTGAATTAAGTTTTGAATTAAGTTTTGAATTAATTTCTATTCTTGCACTATCCATTGTCAATCATTTCGTTTATTTGTCCTTGAAGTTCTATATAAATTTCTAAAACAGTTTCTGAAGAGTATTTTAACCGAAGTTCATCCCAAACTTTAAAATTAACTTTTGGATGAAGTTCTACCCAAATCTCTGATTCAAATTTTGAATACTGTGATTCATTCATAACTTATGGTATGAAAAAGAAAGTCTACCAATTATAGTAGACTTTCCTTTTTTCGTTATCAGTTTGCACTTTGCCAAACATATGGTATTGACTCAGGAACATGTTTTGGTCTATGCCACTTTGCACATTTCACAGCATCTGTGAATGTTGGACATGTATCAATCAGATATGTTTGACCAGTCGATGGACAAATCATTTCGATGAATGCGTATGGTTGGTTTTGATTTCCTTTGCTATCAACCAAGAATGAATACTTGTTTTTTGTTTGCCAAAGTTTCAAGGTTTCACTATAACCATTTTCATGGTTTACAATCTGTTCATCAATCAATTTGACATCAAGGAATTTAATCAACCCTTCATTCCCCTCCCTTTCTTTGATGAGGGTGATAATTGCCGCTTTGACATCCTCATTGTCTTGAGAATTGAACATTTCAAAAGTGAGGGTTCCTTTCTCATAATTTTCAAACACCCATTCAGGGACTGATCTACCATTGAGGTAGTATTTCCCATATCCACCCACGAATTGAATTGCGGGTTCAAATGCGGAATGGAAACCAACCTCATTTCGGATGATTTTGGATGGCATTCTCAATACCAAACAAATATCTTCCGTGAAATAACAACGGGAAATACTGGCGGCATTGATGTGTGTGTAAAACCATTCAAGGTCTTCAGATTTTGAGAATGGTATATCAAACTCTTTGTGAATGAATCTGTACCACATCAAATACACACGGGCGTATTCTGATGTCAAGAAAAGGTAGTCATACTTGGCGGGTGTAACATTCTTATTCGACCATTCTTGTTTTCTCAAGAACTTCTCAATATCGTATTCTTTTGTTGATGAACCCAATTCCCTTTTTTCAATAAGAATTTGGTTGATATGTGACAATACCGATTTGTTCTTTTCTTCATTGAAAATCATATCATAAAACTTGACATATTCTTTGGGATTATCGGCAACAATAATCACTGGAACTTTCTTGTCACTGTATGTATATACCTTATCAAGGTATATTACGGTGTCTTCTTTCTTCCAGTTTTTGGCTTCAACCCCAGAATAAAGGTCATCTTTCGCCCTTGAGATGTATTCGGGAATCTTTGCCCTAATCTCAGGTGTAAAATCCTCCATTGTTTTCATAACCTTGTTTTTGTTTTGTTTGTGTAAAAGTAATAAAATTATTTGTCGATAACAAATTCTTCTCGAATCATTTGGTCAATTTCATCTCTAAGTTCAGAACCAAATTCTGATTTAAGTTCTGAACGAAGTTCTGATTGAAGTTTTGAACGAAGTTCTGAATCATGTATTGAACGAAGTTCTGACCAAACTTTTAAATCAAGTTTTGAACCAAGTTTTGAATCAAGTATGTCTCTTATTCTATCCATTGTCAATCATTTGGTCTACTTCTTGCCAAAGTTCTATAAACATTTCAAATTCAAATTCTGAAAACAATTTTTTATGAAGTTTAAAACCAAGTTTTGCACTAAGTTCTGGACTTAGTTTTGAATGGAGTTCTGATTCAATTTTTGAATTAAGGATGTCTTTTATGCTATCCATTGTCAATCATTTGGTTTATTTCTGGATTAAGTTCAAACCAAAGTTCTGATTCAAGTTCATCTCCAAGTTCTGACCAAAGGTCTGATTCAAGTTCTGTATAAAGAAGTTCTAAACGAAGTTCTGAATGAACTTTTGAATTAAGTTCTGAATCAAGTATAGTTTTTATGCTATCCATTGTCAATCATTTGACCTATTTCTGACTGAAGTTCATCATCAATTTCTGAAGAAGGTTCTAAATACAGTTTTGGGTCAAGTTCATTTTCAAGTTCATCATCAATTTCTGACCAAAGTTCTGAAGTCATTTTTGAATGATATTTTGAATCCAGTTCTGAATCAAGTATGTCTGTTATGTTATCCATTGTTAATCATTTGGTTTATTTCTGATTTAAGTTCTGAAACAAGTTCTGATTCAAGTCCAAAACCAAGTTCTGACCAAAGTCCTGATTCAAGTTCTGAATCAAGGTCTAAATACAATTTAGACCAAAGTTCAGAATCAAGTTCTGATTCAAGTTCGTTTACTATATTATCCATTGTTAATCATTGTATGGGTGTAAAAATAAAAAAATATATTGTATATCAAAAATTTAATTTTTTTTTGAAATATACAATATATTTTGTAACTAATTGATAATCAAGATATATCACAATATTCTATCATATTTGATAGATATTAATTTCGTAATTTGGGTTTTGTTCCTTAAAAATTCTAAACCTGGCGATTTGTTCATCCATGTCATCAAATATGTTGATTACCTTAATGGATGGGTTATTTTTGAGGATTTCAGCAATTCTTTCAGGTTTTTCCCTATGGTCATTTTTGAAGTTATAGTAATCAAAAGTATAATGCCCACTCAATTTGTCTTTGACAATTGGTTCAAATTTGGGTATTCTATTGGTCATCAAGATGTTAACAGAATTTGGTAATGAGGTATAATCGTGATAAAGTTTTAACGTTTTGGGTATCGGTTTCACATCAAATGGTTTTAAACTATCAATCTGTCCCCACCATCCTTTATGAGGATATTCTTCACCAGTAATTTCTTTATATTTGGTGATACCTATTTCGGGTGTTGGGGAATCCATTAATGTGCCATCAAAATCAAACACATTTAAAATCAATGGTTCACCAGGTGCTTTAAACATGGGTTGGTTCATGACTTCTTCCACTCGACCATATACAACAAATGGTTCAATATCTTCCCATTCCGTGATACTATTACTATCTTTCGGTTTTGCACCAATTGAACTATTAATTGCAATTGTTATATGTGGTATCTTGTTCAATGATAAATCGGAATCCACACCAAAAGCAATTGCTTTATCGGACCTACCCAATTTTGTGATTCTGAGTTGTTGTTTCTTTCCTTTCAAATGTTGCAGATTTTCGGGTAATGACCCCAAACATATGGTCATATGATGAGCATATGTTTTCCAATTCTGAGGAACCTCAACCCTACTTAATATTTCTTGTTGAGAATTTTTGTCAAGGATAACACCAGAATAGGATACTTTGTAGGTATTGTCTTCTGTTAACAAATTAGATAATTTCATAATATCAATTTTCGGAATATCCGTTACCCATGTTGTTTTCAGCGTAAATTACTTGATTTTTCATATTGTAAATCTTTCCTCTACCCTTTTCTTTTTTCATTTTTCTTTTCGCCTCTTCCAAGGTCTCAAAATAGTAATTTCTGTTACCCCAAACGCCATTTTCCCAATCAAAGATACTTAATCTTAATTTAATATTCATTCTTATTATTTTTTATATAGTTTACCCAAATATTTTTGGTTTTATTGGTATATCTTTTTAATAAATACTTATGTATCTTCAAATTTAGGTTGGGGAATTTATATGTAAAATATAACTTATCAGCAATCTTATCACTATCTGTGGCATTCGTGCTGAATAATCTTGTTGTCCAAGGAATTTCATTTGACCCAACTATGGGAACACCTTGTGTAACCAAATCCGCAGCAACGATGTTGAACGTTTCAGAAAAAGATACTTGCATACCAATATCTATTGTTCTACAAACATCCAAAAATTGTTCTCTGGGCATCCAACCATGATTAATCAATCTATGCCCCTTGCTATGAATATGTGAAAACATTGATTGTAAATTATTCAATATGGAATCACCTTTTTGTTCAACTCTGCCCGTGTTGATATGAAAATATAATTTTTTATCAATACTTTCAGCAAATTTTAAAGCCGCCAATGCTTGAATCATATGGTTTTTCAAAGGTCTGATTGCACCAAAGCATGATATGTCGATGTGTTCCTTTTCTTTATCGAATTCTTTGTCATTAAATAATTGGGGATAATAATTTGGCAGATAAACCACTCTATTATTAATGAAATCTTTATGAACGTATGGGAAATATTTTACAAGCAAATATTCCCTTATTTCACTCAATGCTCTTGGTGCGTTTATTCCCAATACAACATTATCGAATGATAGATAATCACCAATCCAATCAAATGCCATACCTTCATTTGCTAAGAATGGTACTTCACTATGTAATCTAATAATCCAAACCACATTTGGATGTAGTTTTGTTAGGACATGAAATTTTGATGGTACAACCCATAATGCTTCAATTATTACATGTGTTGGTTTGTATTCTGTAACTACCTTATCAATTTGATTATTATCGACAACAACCACAATATTTGATTCGACATCATTTTCATTCAACATATCATTCATAAAGGATGCTGAGTTATAAAGTCCAGTGCTTAAATTGATGTTTATATGTTTTTCTGAATTATAATCATGTCTTCTTTTTAGAATAAACAAAACTTTTGGTTTGTTGTGCATTTTGATATTTATTTAATGGGATTATTCAATAATAAATAATCCAAAGTGTAATGAAAGCCACATAAAAAGAAATTAAATTATTATAAATGATTGCAGAAGTTTTATCACCCAATTGGTACATGGAACCACCAATAGATTTTGAATACAAACAATATATTTTATTGGCTTATTTACAAAAGGTGGATAAAAGTTTTATGGATAAAAAGTTGTCACCTTATCTATTAAATTTGGAAAATATTGTTAATGAATTATATGTTTTCAAAACCAAGTTTGAAATAACAAATGCGGATATCCAAAAAAACAAATATTTCTTTTTTGATGACAATAAAAAAACCGATGATTCTGAAAATATATTATTGGTGGATATTGTGGAAATAGTGGACTTCTCAATTCCACAGATTAATACCAGAATAGATTTTGGAAAAACGATATTAAATCGATATAAACAATTATTGTATTAAATGTATATTTATAAAAAAGACAAAAAAAATAATACTATGGGATTTTTTAAAGAACTATTTTCAGATGACAATCACATAAACGAAAAATCTATAATTGGGTTTGCATCGTTTTTAATCATGACCATATTTGCGGTAGCAGATATTGTGACTGGATATTTTGGTAAAGAGTTGGTAATTACAGATTTTATTTTCAATTCTTTTCTCATCATGACTTTAGGTAGTTTTGGTATTGCGTCAGTTGACAAATACATAAATGCCAAAAAAGATGAAAAACAAAAAGAAGAAACACCGCCAACATATTATGGTGATGATGAAGTTATAGATTAAAAAAAACCCCGATGTTGATACATTGGGGTTTAGACAAAAAAATAGTACTTTGATATACAATTACAATATAATGTAATTATATTTTTTTATTTTGTAAATAGTTTTTGTAATTCCAATATCCTATTACATGTTTCATAGTCTTCGATTTCTTCGTAATATGGTTTTAAATCTCTACTTAAAACAATATAATCTTTTTGTCTGAAAATTAAGTTTATTTCTGTTTTCTCTTCAGATATACAAGTAGAAAATGTCAAGTTAATTGTTGCTTTCTTATCCAAGGATAGTAATTCGGAGAATGTTTCCAAAATAGAATCATATAAAAGTTTTTTGTTTTCTTGATAGAAAGAAGTGAGGTTTTCGTATGATCCATCAACTACCAAATCCTTTTTTAATTCAATGGTTTTACGCTTCATAATGAGAGAAATAGAATAACATCAAAGATAATGAATTCTATTGAAAAAAAGAAATCATTTACCAATCATGCTTGTTGTGGTATCAACAATCATCGTAACTGAACTATCAAATAAATTATTTTCAATTAATGAATCGATATATTCAACATCATCATTTGTTGGTGTTGTTTCTTTGTTCTCACATCCAATTAATAGTGATATACAAATAAAAAATATTAACTTTTTCATATAACATAAATATTATAAAAATAAAAAACCCCAACGAGTTGTTGGGGTTTTAAGGTCATAATGGGTTCAACCCCATCAATAAGTTATTAAACGAAAGGACATTCGGCAAAGAAAGCCTTTGAGAATATAAATATCACAAAAAATATAAAAAGTCAATAAATCAACAAAATTTATTATATTTCCTACATGTTACCAATTATTGTTTTTTTTCAAACTCTTCAGGTGTAGGTAAGTTATCTGTTTTTTGTAAATTTTGTGCCCAATTTTTTACTGTTTGACCTGCAATATCTTGTGGCGTACTACCTTTAGTTGATATAATTTTATTAAACGTTGTTGGATCAATCCCAGTTTTTCTGTTGTATGTCAAACCAAGTTCTTTCATTTTTGTATTAACCTTTGCTTCTGTTTTTGTATAAAATTGGTTGGTTGGTTTTATACCTAAGGCTTGTTGTAATTTACCAACATTAGGTCCTTTCATCATGAATCTTAATGGGAAAGTCTCTTTTGTCCATTGTACTTGTGTTGGCTGTTGTTTTGGCTGTGCCAATTCGCTTCCTTTACAAAATTCTTTTGCCGCATTTAGTTCTTGTGTTGTTGGTTTGGCTTGAGCAAACCATTCCGAATATGGTTTGCCATTAAACTGAGAACTCGGATTAACTATTATTCCATTTTTGACATAACAAAAAATACTTTTTATATGTTCAAATCTTTTATTTTTTTCAGCAATATCATCATCCCTTTTTTGTTCAACACTTCTTGTGTCTGCTTTGGTATTTGGGTTTTTACTTGTAATTTTTAATTTATATGGTTGACCAATATTTGATGTAGTCCAAGTAACGTCCGCCATATTAGTTAAATGGTTTTTTATTGCTGTTACTAAACCCATAGAATTTTCTCTATCTTTCGGTGTTTCACCTATGAGTTTTTTTTGTATACTACTACCTAAATCTTTTTTTATTATGTTTGTAAATTCATCTAACACTAAATTTAAATCTTCAATTTTTTTTATATTTCTTATTGAAGATAATATTTTTTTATATCCACCATCATAAATAGCATAATATATGTCAGATGTGGTTTTAGATATTGGTATTATTTTACCACCAACGTTCACCGAATTTTCAGCATATTTTTGTTCAGCTAACATGTGCAATGTTAGAATTCTTCTTTTTTCTTGTTCTGATATATTGAGCATGTGAATTTTTAAAATAAATATCACATTAAAAAAAAAGTGCGCTTTTGGCGCACCTTTTTCTATTTTTTATAAATCACTAATTTTTCATTTTTATATTTTAATGTTATTTCAACATCTTCTTCTATATTTCCTCGCAAGACTTCTTCACTGATGAAATCTTCACATAGATTCTGTATTATTCTTTTTATTGGTCTTGCACCATATTCTTCTTGGTTGTTTAATTCATATATTCTATCTATAACACTTTTATCAAAATTGATTTTATAATTTTTTTCAAACAACCTTTTGGTTAGTTTATCAATTTCAATCTTGATGATTTTTTTCAGAACATCTTGTCCCAAAGCATTAAATAGAATTATATCATCAACCCTATTCAAAAATTCGGGGTTAAATTGTTTCTTCAAGGATTTTTGAATAATACTTTTTTTAACCTCATAATTTTGTTTTTCAGTACTTGATGTTTGAAATCCTATACCATTACCATATTCAGATACTGATTTGGCACCGACATTTGATGTCATGATAATCAACGTATTTGTAAAGTTGATTTTTCTACCAAAAGAATCTGTCAAATGTCCTTCATCCAATATTTGCAACAATATATTGTAAACATCCTTATGTGCTTTTTCAATTTCATCAAGCAAAATGACCGAGAATGGGTTATTTTTAATTTTTTCGGTTAATTGACCACCTTCGTCATAACCAACATATCCAGGAGGAGCACCAATCAATTTAGATACATTATGTTTCTCCATATACTCACTCATGTCTATTCTGATGATTTTGTCTTTGTCACCAAAAAGAATTTCAGCGAGTGTTTTAGCCAAATAAGTTTTACCGACACCTGTACTCCCTAAAAATATGAAAGAACCAATTGGTTTGTCATGGTCTTTGATACCAACCCTATTTCGCCTAATTGCTTTGGAGATTAATTTGATGGCATCATCTTGCCCAATAATCCTATCTGATAGGATATCTTCTAATTCTAATAATTTCTTGCTTTCCTTACTATCCAATTTGCTGATGGGGACCCCAGTTGAACTGCTGACCATTTCATAAACATCATCAATTGTGATTGGTTTTTTGTTTTTATTTTGATTCTTTTCCCAAAGAACCTTTTCTTCATCCAATCTTTTTAATGCTTCTCTTTCTTCGTCTCTTAATTTTGCTGCTTGTTCGTAATTCTGTGATTTGACAACGAGTAATTTCTTTTCTTTAATTTCGTCAACTTCTTTTTTCAATAATTCGATTGATTCGGGTATTTTATTGTTCACCTTCTTTTCAGCACCCAATTCATCCAACAAATCAATAGCCTTATCGGGGAATTGTCTATCTGTAATATATCTATGTGAAAGTTTTACGATTGTTTCAATAACATTATCAAGATATGTCACTTTATGAAACTCTTCGTATGTCTCTTTTAGATTTTTTAGAATTTTTATTGTTTCATCAATCGTTGGTTCTTTCAATATAAGTTTTTGGAAACGTCTGACTAATGCACCATCCTTTTCTATATGTTTTTTATACTCGTCAAAAGTTGTTGCACCAACGCACTGAATCTCACCTCTGGCTAACGCTGGTTTTAGAATATTAGCAGCATCCATTGCACCACTTGCGTTACCAGCACCCACCATTGTATGTAATTCATCAATAAAGACAATAACATTTGGTGCTTCTACCAATTCATTTAATATTGCTTTAATCCTTTCTTCAAATTGTCCTCTATATTTTGTTCCAGCAACCAACGATGTTAAATCAAGCGATACAATCCTTTTATCCAATAAGTTCGTTGGACAATCTCCCTTATTAATCAATAGTGCAAGTTTTTCAACCAAAGCAGACTTTCCAACACCCGCATCACCTACTACAACAACATTGTTTTTCTTTTTTCTTGATAAAATCTGTGCAATTCTCTTAACTTCATTATCCCGACCCACCACAGGATCAATTTTCCCATCCGCAGCCAATTTTGTCAAATCTCTCGAAAACGTATCCAAAATAGGTGTTGCCGAGTTCTTTTTTGACTTCTTCGGGTTTAGCGTCTGTCCTTCTTCAAAGTAATCAACCGACATAGTTAGAAATTTTGTTATACCAAAAATAAGGAAAATATTTTACAATACAAAGGATATGCCATAATGTCAGTTTGTGATAAAAATTCATGACATTATGTCAAAATAATAATTTGGCAAATAATTTGTTTATGTTTTTTATAAAATTTTATATTATGAGTAACAAGACATTACAACAATTATTGGACAAAATTTTTGACGATGACTACAAGTCATTAAGCACTTATTTAATTTCAAATGATGTTGTATTTGAACATTTTGATGATGAGTACAACATAGAATTAGCAGTACCAGGTTTAAGTAAAGAGGATTTAAAAATCCTAACAACGAAAGATGTTATAACAATATCAAATGAAAAGAATGATACATCTAAGTTTGTGAAATCTTTTAAGAAAACGTATAGATTACCAAAAGACTCAGATATCACAAACATATCGGCTAAAGTTGAAAATGGTATATGTCGAATAATAATACCTAAAGATAAAGAAAAATCTGGTGAAAGATTAATTGAAATTAGTTAGATGAAAACCCTCCAATACGGAGGGTTTTTTTATTTGTGTTAAATTATTTATATTATACAAAAAATAATATATGGCAATCATATCAGAAAAAATTGAAGGTAAATCTATTGAAGTTGAAATAAATTCATCCAATTTGAAAAACGCTAAGTATGATACCGAAACAAAAGATTTAACAATGACATTTAATAATGGAAGTATTTATTTGTATAAAAATGTTCCTTGGGAGGTTTTTGTTAAATTCAGAATGTCTGAATCTCAAGGAAAATTTTTTAATGCTAACATAGCAAAAAAATATCAATACGAAAAAATAAAATGAATATAGAAGTTAATGAATACACGCAAGACGATGTTAACATTTTGAAATCATTCAAAAATAATGATACTTTATGTTCAATTATTTTTGATGAAAATCATAAAATGCATGAAAATGTAAGAAAAAAAATACTTGACATTTGTGATAAATTTATTGAATTTGTTGGTATTGAATTTTTTGTTCACGATATTGTTTTAACTGGTTCTTTGGCAAATTATAAATGGTCAAAATATTCTGATGCGGATATTCATATAGTTGTAGATTTTGAAAATTCTGAATATAACCCAGAATTATTAAAAGAATTGTTTTCCGCAAAAAAAACTGTATGGAATTTACATCATAATATTTTAATTAAGGGTTTTGATGTTGAGATGTATGTTCAAGATGTAAATGAGGAACATAAATCTTCAGGTATATACTCAATATTAAATAATAAATGGGTAATAGAACCTGAAAAAGAAAATGTAAAAATAGATAAGAAAAAAATATTAAATAAGGCTGATGATATAACAAAACAATATATTGATTTGCTCAAAAAATCAAAAAATAGTGACGTTTCAAGTAATGTAGAAAAATTATCAAAAAAAATAATCAAATTTAGAAAATCGGGTCTTGCTAAAAATGGCGAATATTCATATGAAAATCTAACATTTAAATTGCTTAGAAGAAATGGTTTTATGGAAAAGTTATTTGATTTACGAAATAAGGTATTGGATAAAAAATTATCTATACAATAATAATAAACAATATATTTTTTAATATATCTATGTATTTATTAGATAAGAATAATTTTATTTAATTAAAAAAAAATGGGAGAATACAAACCAATTGGTAGTGAAAAGTTAAATTCAGATGAAAAATTAAGAAGAATTCTTGAATTAACATATTATAATAGAGATAATAAAAATACCAAACCTAATAATGTTGAGGTTGTAAAAGAATCACACATTGGTGGTGTTTATGGTATTGTAAAAGAAAAAGATGGTTATTACGTAAAAAAAGGTTTGAACGAATCATCTTTGGATTATATTGGTGGTATGTTTATGAAGAATAAAAATAAATTTTCTTCATATTCGGAAGCATTAAAAAGATTGGAATTCTTAAGGGGTCAAGAACAATTACAAGAAGCAACAAAATATGTTTTGAAGCAAACCCCAAAGCAAGAGGCTCAAGCACCCGAACAATCCATGGATGCACCTCCACCACCACCACCGCCACCACCCGCATCTGATAGCGGTGTGCCTCCAACCGATATGGGTGATACACCACCTCCAGCACCAGAAGATGATATGTCATCAGAGAACATGCCTTCGGAACCTGAAGGTGAAGTTGGACCAAGCAAGAAGTCGGATTATATGGCGGAAATTCAAAAGTACGCTGGTAAACTTGGTCAAGAAATTAGAGACCAAGTAGAAAAGATGGAAAGTGATGACATTAAGTATGTCTTAAATATGGTGATTTCTGCGGTTGACTTAGATAAATTGGATTTAGAAGATTTGGAAGAAATTGGTAAAAAGTTCGAAAGAGATGAGGACATGGATACCGAAAATATGCCTGAAGAACCTGAATCGGAAGAGGTTCCTGAACCTGAAACGGCTGAGCCTGAAGCAGAAAATCCAGCACCAGAAAGTGACCTTGGAGAATATGAGGACCCAATGATGAAGTTAGAAAGATTTGTTGATGAGGACATTTATGAATATGAGGATTTTGAAAAATTTGCAATTCAAGAAACAGAAGACATTGAAGAGGATAATGTTGTAGAATTAGATATGGAAGAAATTAAGTTGCAAGTTGCTAAAAGCGTCAATGAAACTTTGAGTAAATATTTCAAATAATGAAACTCATATATATAAACGAAATCGGTGTTGATTATAAAGGACAAAAACAATATGAATTTGTTTTTAGTACTTCAACAGAACTTGACATCGATGATTGGTTTACAATTCCCGCATCATCTGTAATGACATCTTTATCACCTGATATTGAATATGTTGATTCGGTTGGTTTATTAAAAGATACTGACCTTAAATTAGAACTTATTCAAAATTCAGATTTTTTTGGTGTTATTGATGCTGTTGATGGCGTTGTTTCATTAGCGTGGGAAAAATATGATGGAGAATCAGAATTTGACAGAATTTATTTCAGATTTGGTGAAACATTTGAAAGTGTTTCACGAAAGTTAAAACAAAGAGATTATAATTTAATAAATCAAGAAATTAAAATAAAAGACATATGAATCGTAGTAATATTATAAAAAGATTGGTCAAAGAAGGTATGTCCGAAAAGACTTTGGCAAATTTCAGTGATAAACAGATTATGGTGTTGGCATCGAGAATGTTAAGTGAAGCGGTTACAAAAAATGTACAACAAACCACTATGCCACAAAGTGAATTTGATACTAAAATAAAGACAACAGGTATTAAAGGTGGAACAATAAAACAGGACCCCGTAAGCAAAAACGTAACAATTACCGCTAATGAGGTAGAGCAAAAGGGAAAGAAAAAATTATCAAAAAAACAAACACAAAAAATGGACACCGATAAAGATGGTGACATTGATGGTAAAGATTTAAAAACTTTGAGGTCAAAAAAATTAAAAGAAAATTTTGGTAATCCAAAATATCATGAATATGAGGATGCACCTGAAGATGATATTGATTATGGTGATGGTCCACAATATTCTATAGATGACTTTGATGATTTCCAACCAGAAGATGATGATACAAGTGAATTAGGAAGAGAAAAAATACTACATAAAATCTACAGATCTATGAATACAGGTTTAGGTAGAACAAAAAGTAATGTATATACAATGAAGCCTGATGATGTTAGACAATTTCCACCAAGTTCAGATATGGTATCTGAATCAAGAAAAAAACCATCTGCGGGTTTAACAGCAAAGAAAAAATCTTCCGTGGTAAAAGCAGCAAAAGCTGGTAAAGATATTGGAAAAAAGGGTGCTGGTTTCAAAATGATTGAAAAAAAGGCTAAAGAAGGTGGTGCAAAAAATCCTAAAGCCGTTGCCGCTGCTGCTATGTGGAAGAATATTAAAAGGGAAGGGCGTGAGGTGAATAATTGGTTAAAGGCGTTGGTTGAAACTGAATATCATCCTTTTACCTCAAAAGGTGAAATTATGGAATTAATCCAATCTAAATTAGATGAAAGAGGTGGTAGAAGTATGGCAGATAATGATTTACCAGATTTTTTAAGTTATGATGCTATTGTTAATGCAGAACCAGCCGTTGCTCCAGTGACAAAACCACAAAAACCAAAGGTAGAACCAAGTAGACCAACAAGGGAAAGACCAAATGAAAGACCAAAACCATTTAATCCTTATCAACCTGGACCTGGTACAAATCCAAAACCTAAAATGAGAAAATAAAACTTTTGAAATGAGATTAACAAAAAGAAATTTATTATCATTGATAAGAGAGAATTTAGATGAAATGGCGATGGATTTTGATAGTCCAGATAGACCACATTCAGAATTACAATCTAAATTACAACGTAACGATACTAACTTCAAGAGAGTACCATTTCCTAAAACAGGGAATGAACCAAATAAAAATTTTCAGGAATTATTGGCATCTGAAAGATATAAGCAAGTTGTTGAAAAACTAAGTCGTTATTTAGGTGTTCGCAAACCAACATTGAGCGGTGCTAATCAAGTGGGTCCTTTAGTTGGTATGATGTCTTCGGCATTACAAAATATATCAAGTATAGAGAGAGCACACAAAAAAGAATTAGAGGATTTGGCGGTCGAATTAGTGAAAAAAGAAATGGCAATACCTGAAGGTAGTTTACAATTTGATGTTAAAATAGTAAGTATAGGTGATGTAGACGCTGATGGTGTAAATAATAATCCGCAAAATCAAGATGCTGTTATGGCTGACGAACTTGATTTAGCAGATGCTGTTGGTAAAATAGATTTAGAAAAGGCTAAGAGGTCTTTAATAAACGCTATGATTCAAGGTGCATCAAAGAGAGGTCATTACATGTTTCACATGGTTGAAGATAAACTCAGAGAAATAACGGGATCCGCTGACTTAATAAATCATTATGGTGTAATGATGTCAATTAACGATGGTTTATATTGGCAATTACCTGAATCAACAATGCAGCAACACTCTACTGGTGGACCGTACGCTGGAAAAACATGGCAGAATAGAAATACTCAACCACCAACAGTTTATGCTAGAGGTGTAAATTTTCCAGTTTTAGTACACGAAATTATTAAGGGTGTAATGGAAATATTTGCTATTCAAGGTAGACCTGAAGGCGATGAAGGTTGGGAAGAGGTTGAATCTGCTGAAGATGATATACAAAAAGAAGTGTGGCAATTAAGATTGGGTCCCGCTATTTGGGATAGAATCAGAGGTGCTTTTCCTGAAGATATTTTAATTGATGAGAATAAAAGAGAGTTACAAAATTACCTTTTAGTTTCAATATTCAGATTGCCAGCAAGAGAATTTTTGGTTTTCATGAGAGAAGTGCTTGGTAAAACAACAAGAGGTGAGAGATTAATGAAAGAATTAATGGATGGAATATACAATATGTTGAATGATGAAAATTATCAAGAAGATATTGAAGCGTTTCAAGATGAAGTTCAAGATGCATCTGATGAAACTGATGATGATGATTTAGATGATTTCTTAAGTGGTTTTGGTATTTCATTATCAAAATAAAGTAAAAATCAATAATTTTAAAGTGGTCAAATTTGACCACTTTTTTTATATTTATATATATGAATCAAAAATTAGAACAATTAAAAGAATATGCAAAAATTATTAAAGATGCTCCATATGCGTTAAAAACATATTTGCAAACATATGATAATACACAAAAAAAATATGTACCATTGGAGTTATTTCCAGACCAAATACAACTTATAAACGATTATGAAAAGTATAATGAGAATATTACAAGGAAATATAGACAAGCGGGTGTAACAACAGTAACCGCAGCGTGGATATCTAAAAAACTACAAACCGCAAAACCTGAAAATCCTGAAAGGGTTTTGATTATAGCAAACAAAAGAGATACGGCCATTGAAATGGCTAATAAGATAAGAAACTTTTTAGACCAATGGCCCGAATGGATTAATGTTGGTTTTTCGCCAGATAAAAACTCAGAAAGTAGATTTAGATTAAACAATGGTTGTGAAGTTAAGGCTGTAGCAACCTCTGCTGATGCCCTTCGTGGTTATACACCAACTATACTTGTATTTGATGAAGCGGCTTATATTGAGGCTGGTGAGGACTTTTGGGCAGCATCTATGGCATCGTTGTCAACTGGTGGTAAGATTATTCTTATATCAACGCCAAATGGTTATGACCCCATTTATTATGGTGTTTATGATCAATCTATAAGAGGATTGAACGATTTCCACATAACCGATTTAAGATGGTTTAAAGATCCTCGTTATGCAAAAGATTTGAGATGGGTTAAATGTCAAGATATTGTCCACTATATGTTAAATAGGGAGCAATATAATGATGATGAAGTTGTGATGTGGGATTTTGATATTGAAAATTATAAAGATTATGAAGAAGATGGTTATAAGCCATTTTCTTCATGGTTTGAGTCAATGTCAAAAAAATTCAAATATGATAGACGTAAGATTGCACAAGAATTGGAATGTGATTTCTTGGGTTCGGGAGATGGTGTAATACCAAATGATATACAAGAAAATATTGCCAAAAATATGATTAGAGTACCAAAAGAAAAATATATGCAAGGTACTTTATGGCAATGGAAAGACCCAATTCAAGGACATAGATATATAATGGGGGTCGATGTTTCAAGAGGTGATAGTGAAGATTTTTCATCAATTAATATTATTGATTTTGATGAGAGAGAACAAGTTTTGGAATATGTTGGAAAAATTCCGCCAGATGATTTGGCGGCAATAGCATATAAATGGGGAATATTGTATGGTAATGCTTTTATTGTAATAGATATTACGGGTGGTATGGGTATTGCAACATCAAGAAAGTTGCAAGAAATGAACTATAAAAATTTATTTATTGATGGTATCAATACACAAAACATTTGGGAATATAATAAAAAAACCATGGAAAAAATCCCTGGCATTAATTTCAATAACAAAAGAACACAAATTGTTGCTGCGTTTGAAGAACAATTGCGAAAAGGTTTTCAAGTTAGGTCTAATAGATTATTGAATGAATTAAACACATTCGTATATATTAATGGTAGACCAGACCACATGAAAGGGTCACATGATGATGCTATTATGAGTATGTCAATTGCATTATATGCTGGTGATATTTGTTTCAACCAATTAGAAAGAAACACCAATGCTAATAAAGCAATGTTAGAATCTTGGGTAATGTCTGAGAGAACGTATGAAGTTAATAAATCACATTACGCATATGGTCAAACTATGGATCCATTAGGTGCAATGCAAATGAATGATGGTTTTTATCATAAAGATAACCCTATGAACACATCAAAGGAAATGTATAAAGAATATTCGTGGTTATTTAAGAAAAGTAGATGACTACAATTTATGAATAATTAATACTATATTAAATAAAAATGTATTTATACATATGGCAGATAACAATAGAAATTTAACAGTTTATCAAAAACTTACACAAGTATTTGGTTTTCCAAATGAAAAAAAGGAACAAGAAAGGCAACAACAGCAACAAATACCAAAAGTAAGTTTCAGAAAAGATGAATTGTTAAAAACACAAAGTAAAGAAGAATACGAAAAGGCGTTATTACAAGCACAACAATCACAATACATTGCAGATAAATGGACGAAATTAGATCAATCATTATACAACCAATCAGTATATTATGAACCCAATAGATTGGCGGCATATTATGATTACGAATCGATGGAGTTTACACCCGAAATATCCGCAGCCTTGGACATTTATTCCGAGGAATCAACAACAATGTCAGAAAAGGGTGAGATTTTGACAATCTATTCCGAATCTGATAGAGTTAAAGAAATTTTGACAGATTTATTTGTAAACAAATTGGATGTCAATACTAATTTACAAATGTGGACAAGAGGATTGTGTAAGTATGGTGACAATTTCGTTTATTTAAAAATAGACCAAAATGAAGGTATTGTTGGATGTCAACAATTACCAAATATTGAAATTGAGAGATGGGAGGGTGCATCATCTAAAACACCTAACAACATCGAAACAACGATGCCTAGTCGTGAATTGAGATTCAAATGGTCGAATAAGGAATTGGAATTTCAGTCATGGGAAATTGCACATTTTAGATTATTAGGTGATGATAGAAAACTTCCTTATGGTACATCCATGTTGGATAAAATTAGAAGAATTTGGAAACAACTACTTCTTGCTGAAGATGCTATGTTGATTTATAGAACGTCACGAGCACCAGAAAGAAGAGTATTCAAAGTTTTTGTTGGTAACATGGACGATAAGGATATTGAACCATATGTACAAAGAGTCGCTAATAAATTCAAAAGAGATCCAATACAAGACCCAAGGAATGGTCAAGTAGATATGCGTTATAACCAAATGGCAATCGACCAAGACTATTTTATTCCTATCCGTGACCCAGCACAAGCATCACCTATTGAAACTTTGGCTGGTGCACAAAATTTGGGTGAAATTGCCGACATTGAATATATTCAAAAGAAAATGTTAGCAGCATTGAGAATACCAAAAGCATTTTTGGGTTTTGAAGAAGTAGTAGGTGATGGTAAGCAATTGGCATTGATGGATATTCGTTTTGCAAGAACCATTAATAGGATTCAAAAATCTCTTATTCAAGAACTTAACAAAATTGCTCTTATTCATTTGTATCTTTTAGGTTTAGAGGATGAGTTAACTAATTTCACATTAGCGTTAACAAATCCATCTGCACAATCTGATTTGTTAAAAATTGAGCAATGGAAAGAAAAAATAACATTATACAAAGACGCTACGTCAGACCAATCACAAATAGGTATATTACCAGTATCCCATACATGGGCAAAGAAAAATATATTGGGAATGAGTGATAGTGAAGTTGTTCTTGACTTACAACAACAAAGAATTGAAAGAGCAATAGGTTTTGAGTTAACAAATACACAAAACGTTATCAAGAGAACTAGAGTCTTTGACGAAGTAGATTCTAAATATGGAATACCTGAGGAGGAAAGGAAAAAGGCTGAACAAACTGGTGCCGCACCTGCGGGTGGTGATATGGGCGGTATGATGGGTGGTGGAGCCCCTCCTCCAGCGGAAGCGGGTGGCGGAGAACCACCTTTATCCGAATCGATAAAAAATAAATTTCCAAATATTTTTGGTATTGATGCGAAATTAACTGATTTATTTGATGTGGAAAAGGCACAGAAGAATATTTATGAAATAGAAAATAAAATAAATGACATATTAAACGATTAAAAATGAAAAATACTTTTGGTGATGTTAAATCGAAAATTTTAAAAAAAATGACCGATTTGTATGAAAAAAATAATAAAAATGAGATTAAAGAAATTTTATCCATTATAAATGAAAATACTGATTTTAAAAAATTATACACTTTTTACGAGGATGTTGAAAAAATGGAATTATCATTACCAGGTTCAGCTGAATTATATGTCGAAACAATCCAACCTTTATTAATTGAACATTCAAAAAAAATTGAAAAAACAAACAAAAAATTAGAAAAGTATTTAAAAAATGTTGAATGTGAAACAGACGAATTATATAAAAATTTAGATGCATTATCAGAATCTGTAAGTTTAAATAATTTAGATAAACAAGTATTAGC